TAGGATGAAACCCATTCTTTCCAACAGTATTGTCTTTGTTATCAAATTCGGCACCTTGCCACATTTTGTGGAACCAGTTACCGACACCACGAGGGGTTGAGAGAACAATACTGTTACCACCAGTTGATAGAGTTGGTTGAGCCGAAGTCCACAGGTCTTCGGCGTCGTCAATAAGGGCAGCTTCGTCAATAATCAGGAGTGAAAGGGCTTGACCTACACCCGATTTCTTCGTGGTCGAGGCAGCTTTGATGTTTGAGCCATTGACGAATCGCATGGAGAGGCGGTTATCCTCAACGCATCGAACTTTGAGCCAGTTTGGAAGTTCAGCATGAGCGTCACGGACTTTGGTAACAACGTCCTTGGCATCATCCTGCTTCAATGAAATCAGAAGAACATTCTTATCCTTATGGAAAATCATTAGCCACAACGCATAAGCAGCAACAAGAGTTGAAATGCCCATCTGTCGGGATTTCAAGATGATATTGTTGTTGTAATCGTGAAATGCTTTGAGGGTGTCCTCTTGAAACTGAAAGAGGTCGAAGAGAATTGTACCCCGCATTGGGTGCTTAATCTTGACATAGTGCTTCATGAAGTATATGGGCGACTCCAAGCACTTTTTGTATTCGTCTCTGATTAGGTCTTGATAGATAGGGGCTTTTCCGCTTGGCATAGGATTTCGAGATTGTATTTGGTACAGGCTTCGACGTACTTTGTTTTCTGTTCGTCACGAATTCTCGTCAGGGCGGTAATGCGACGACGAGCCTCCTTCAAATCCTTCTTGGCATTTGTTAGAATTTCATCGGCATTGGTGGTCTTCCACCTTTCCGTAAACCCTTCCGAATTGCAGAGCATCTTAACGTCGGTATCACCTGATTCGAAATACTTAACCGCTTCCCGAATCTTGGCCTTCATGTCCTTCGTGGCACCCAACTCATTGGAGGCAAGTTTGTACTTCTCGTAATCATCATAGATGCCCAAGACACGTAGTTTGGTCTCGTAGTCAATGAGACACCCCTCGCACAGACCCGTCTTTCTATAAAAAAGGCGGTCTGCCCGACTGCCCCACTTAACTTCCTGTCCGCATCGGCATTTTTCAACGCCAATTGCTTCACGGACAATGTTTGCCACTCTATTGACCTTCCGAGGCCCGCTGGCCATCTGAACCCACTCTTGGCCCTTTGGGTCAGTCCAAGTGTCTCCTACGGCACGCTTGACGTATTCTTGGCCCGTATAGCCGACTTGGATGAATGGACGGTCTCCCGCAAGGTAGTCTTTTACGATTTCGATGTTGCTTTTCATATAACTGTACGCCTTTCCTTATGTACATAGGTAAATATGGGGTAAAAACCCCATCAAACCTTATAAATAGGTGGTTTTAGCCCCAGAAGGGTCAACGTAAACCCGCCTTCCGAAGACACTTGGGGTGCTTCCGCTGTATCGGAGGGCTATTGCACGCCCCGTATGCTGGCCGTCGCCCTCTTCCGTAACTACGTTGATGTAGTCCTTGGTCGAGACGTTGGTATTGGTAGGAACAAGGGATAAGTCGGACACTTCCGTATAACAAACCGAACCCTCGCCCGAAAGAGGCGGATGGTGCTGTGGGATGTTGTATCCCATGAATCGCTTTGGAATATTGCATTGCCCGATGTAGGGAAGGTAGAGTTGTCCCGTAAGCGTTAGCGTAGGAAGAGTGCTCGGAACTCCCCCACTTCCACCCGAAGACCCAAGGGCGTTGCTTCCGAACAGACTTGCGCCCGCAGGGTCAAACGTTGCATCAACCGGGGCCAGAGTGTAAATCAAATTGTAGTTGGCATCAAACAACTCAGATTTTAGAGTCCATTTTTCGTTAGCAATATTGACTGGGAATGGGATTTGAACGACACACGCTCCCGGGGAATATCCATAGTCCCCATAGTTTTTCATGGATACGTTGGACAGCAGCACTTCACAATTGACTGGAACAACTACCAATGCTCCATAATAATCGTGTAGCGGAGTGAAGAAAAGTTTCGGGGCGTCTCCGGGGGAGAATACTCTACTCGTTACTTTATCTGAGACAACTACTTCCCCCAGCTTCAATCCGTATGTAGGGTCATAGTCCTTTTCACCCTGAATGCCGTCTGAGGAACTCGTCAAGAAAAACATGACCTTGGCCATGTCTTCTTTATCCTTATTCACAATCATATCGGAGGTCAGAACAAAGAGGACGTTTTCCTCGACAAAGATGAAATTGGAAGTGTATCCTACACCAGAGAACTCACTAAACTCGGCAGCGTCATATGGATAGTAATTGCTGTCATTGACTACTCCAACGGCTCCTGCTTTCACGATGACATACGAATTTCCATCTGCCGCCGAATAATCGGGGGTAGGGCGTATAATCATTGAGTTCAGCCTTGGCTTGTTGCTGAAAATCAAATTGAGAGAGGCCGAGGATGCAAACCAATACTGATTGATATGGTCTTGATTGGCAAAGACACCGAGGGTAGAGAAATTCTTGTTAGCGGTTATGGGGTCAACCAAAAGTTCGCTCGGTCCAAGGACCGTATCATCAATCAACTCGAAATTGCCGGGATAGATGTTACTTCTGGCGTACAATTTATGGCGGGCCACGTAACCTGAAAACGTATTGAGATTTCGATACACAATATCCACATAGGACTTCTTCATCAAAGACGCAGACCCAGCCGCATCAACATATTGCTGATAGGGATTGGACGCACTGAGAACAGTGATACTGCCCGTTACTTTCGATGCAGTGTAATGCAGGAGATTTGTCCCAAACCCAGAGCCTTGAACCAGACTATAGGTGAATGGGTTCGTATGAATAATTCGGCTTCCGGTTACTGCCTGAATTGTGAAATTGCTGGCGGTTACTGGATAACGGTTTTGCGAAGTCTTAACCGCAGGGTTAAACGCATAGGAATATGGATAGTCAAGCGTAAGCGATGAATACTTCATTGTTACATTGTCACCGACCATTGATGCGGTAAATGTGTCAGAATTGACTTGGGTTTCCATGTAGCCCGGAAGAGTGTCATGAATCCATACGGATGTGCATGGAACAGTTACCGCCTGACGGACATACAAAATTTGGGAATAGCTACTTGTGAATTGCCCACCCGAGGATGATAACTGAGCAATGGGTCCAAGCGGAATAGTACTTACTTCAATTTCGTTCGTGCTTCGGACTCTCGTAATGGTCGCTGTGGTATCAGCGTGTTTATATTGGTAAACGGGAGGATTATCCTGTGTCTTTAGATTGACGTAATCGTAATGAAGCGTGATGGGCTGGCCCTCCATCTGGCTGTTGAACGAATCCACCCTGTTGTTCGGGTCTCCGGTCACCGCAGACCATAAGACAATTGCCGCATTGGCTGGCAATACGAATCCGTAATTAGCGGAGCCGGGGGAAAAGAATCCATTGGAGTTTTCCACTCGGAGATAAAATGAGCCTGAGACTGTGACCTCAGTTGATAGGGAGGAACCAGTTGTATTTTGAATGACTGGATAAAGAAGAGGACGAATATCCATGTACGGCCCATTCCTCGTTTTTGCCACGGGACTGAGAAAACGTACACGAGAAACGTTTTGGTACGTTGTGTTGATGGTGATGTTAGCCGACCACCTGACAATTTCTCCCTTGGTCGTGGTGCCTACAAGAAATACTTTCCCTGCTCCACTGACTGTTTCTTTGTAAACGTGAATGGCAACCGTGAAATTAGCAATGTCAACGAAGTTGCTCTTTTGGGGTGGGGAAGCTAAGTATAGTGAATTGCCATCACTATCCAAGACTTCAACTTTGATTTCGGAACCATCGGCAAGAAAATCAGACCCGTTGAAGGAAATGGAGTTCTTGCCCGCAGTGAATACGGGTTCAAATTCTACGACTTTGAAGTACTGCGATAGATGGGCGGTATCCTCAACATCCACCCTAATGTCGGCAAGCCCTTGGGCTATGCCGGTGGTGGTAAAGCTGGTGTCGCCACGCTTACCGAAGTTTGAGAGTAGTTGTTTGGCCATACGTACAAGAGGGCATAAGCCCTCCTATACATATCGCCTTATTCGTAATTTACGAACGAGAAGTTACCTTCCCGCTTTATCTCAATCTGCTTATCCACAGCGTCCTTGAGAGCGTCAAGGTGCGAGATAACAAGCACAAAGTCGAAGTTGTTCTTCAAGAACGAGAAGAGCGTGTACATGGACGCCAGATTGTCAGCGTCGAGTGTTCCAAAGCCTTCGTCGAGGGCGAGGAAGGTCGTCTTGGGCAGGTTGGAGATGTTCGTCAAAGCGACACGAATAGCCACACTGGCCACGAAGCGTTCGTATCCAGAAGTCAATTCGATGGGCCAGCGGCCATACTCATAGACCACGTAAGGCACGACATTCTTTCCATCGGTCTCAAACTGAATGGTATAGTCCACGACTTGGCTGAGGATGTTATTGACTTCCTTCTCAATCTCGGGAACCGTGTTGCAGATGACTTGGTATGGAATACCGTCCCGACCCACGGCAGCAAGATAATGCTGATAGTGTTCAAGTTCGGTTTCCATTGAAGAGACTTCGGCAAGAGTCTTCGTAACAGTCTGAATGGTGGACTTGAACAATTCACGCTTGCCTGAAATTTCCAGCAAGGATTGGTGTTGCCTTTGGAACTGAACATCAAGCTTGGTGAGGGTGGTGCGGAAGGCATTGACCTTGGATTGCACCTTGACGTTGTTCTCCACGGCCACTTCATTGCGGTGGTAGATTTCGATTTGCTGGATAACTGCCTTGGATGCAGCGTCCAAACGTTCAAGTTCATTGGTAGCAATGATGATGCTTTTGCTGGCCGTGGCACACTTGTCCTTGACCGTGCCACGCTCCGTCAGTAACTTGGTATAGGTCTCATAGGTATTCTCTACCCACTTGGTTTCTTCCATCTTCGTGCGAAGCCCATCCAAAGTCTCCATCATCGCATTCGCCTCAAACTTGTCGTCTGGGAGTTGTTTCTTCGCCTTGGTTGCATCCTTGACGAAATCATTATCCACGCAGAATTTGCAGTTGGGGTCGTACTTGTGATTCTTAAGACGCTCCACCTTTTCAAGCTTACCCTTGATTTCGACTTTCTTGAGGTCCATCGTCTGCTTGAGAGCAGTCATCTTGTCACATAGTTCCTTGTAGGTCTTATGGGCTTCTACGAAGTTCGACTTCTCAATCTTTTCGACTTCGGCGTTGATTTCGACCAGCTTCTTTTCTTGAGCCGTTAGAGTCTCTCGGGCGTCGGAAATCGCCTTGCGTTTGGCCGCAAGGGTTGATTCGGCGGTTTGCTTACGGGTTTCCAGCGACGAAAGGTCCGTGGGAACACTCGTATCCAGCTTGATGACATTCGCACTTTCAGTGATGATTTGCTCATTCACTTCGGCAATCTGCTTCTTCAAACTTTCAACTTCCTGATTGGCCGAATAGAATAGCGACTCGGCATGAGACAACGCAGCTTCATTCTGTTGAATGTCGAGTTGATAATTCTTATCCTTGTGAGTCTTGAGAACAGCCACAAGTTCCTTGTTACGCTCTCCCGCTGATTCATGGAGGCGGTCAAAGACGTTAAGGCCGATGAACTGTACCAGAAGGTCTTTACGCTCACTGTTACCCATGTCAATGAATGACGTTAGGTTCTTGGCGTTCTGGAACGAGGCGGCAGTGATAACAAAGTCCTCATAGGTTCCAATGTAATCTCTGATTATATCGTTGGTGTCACGGCGTACAGTGCCATGAAGTTCTTCCTCAACTCCATTGACTACCTTCCAGAAACGAACATCCACCTTGACATTGCCCGAGCGAGTTGTGTTACCCTTGCGTTCAATGAAGTATCTCACGCTAGAAATCTCGAACTCCAACTTGCAACGGAAGGAAGACTTCTGAACGTTGAGGACGTGAAGTCCCTTGTAGCCACGGTCAAATTTGTCGAAGAGACAGAAGATAAGAGCCGAGAGGATGCTCGACTTACCCGACTTGTTGGGACCAAAGATGCCATAAACACCAGTCATCTGAGTAAAGTCAATGACGTTGCCTTCCCCATAAGTGAACATATTGTCGAACTCGAACTTTATGGGTTTCCATTTCAAGTTACGAGTAAAGTCATCCCGTTTAATGAGAGCATTTGTAGCCTTGTTGATTTTCAGAATCTCTTCAATCTTAACGGGGTCCGTAATCTCAAGCTTCTTCGTTAGGAACTCGGTCAGAAGTTTTTCCTGATACTCCACCGTGGTCAAATCGGCAAGGACAATATCCTTACACAATGGGATAATGTCCTTCTTATCTCGCTCTTGGTCCATGCGGACATAGGCCGTTTCAACGACCTGTGTCTTCATCTTGATGTCAGCCAAGACCTTCTTGACTTCCGAGGCAACACTTTCATAGCACTTCATGCGGAGACGAACCTTCTTCGGAAGGTTGGTCAAGTCCGTCGCCAGAAGTCCCTTATGAATGTCAATTGTGAAGTATCCATAGTCATTCTTTATCTCAGTGAACTTGTAAGTGCGGGTCTTCAAGTCCCATAGAGAGTAGCCGTGGCCATGCAGACCTTCACCGTGGTTTTGCTGAATCAGACTACCGACATAATGAATACACGGCTTAAAGTGGTCAAGGTCGGCGTCCTGCATATCTTGACGCTTATGAATATCACCCAGCATAGCAATATCATTTCCGTCAAACAGGGGATTCATGATAGCGGGGTTGCTGATGGAATATCCCGTCTCCAATGCAGCCCTGTCAACGGCTCCATGAAATAGAGCTATGATATGCTCGTATTGGTGCCGATAAACATCGGGAATATCCTTCCCAAGAATATATCTCTCGGGCGTATCAAACACACACATGTTGTTGAACAGCACATTGGAAAGACCGTAGAGACCAGTGGTTTTGAGATAGTAAATGTTCGGATTGTTAAGGGCATCTACAAGTGGGGTCAGACTGTCCAACCTGCTTTTATTGGAAAGTGTAGCGTCATGATTTCCAGCTACAAGCACAAGGGGACGAATAGCGGCAATACGGGTGAAAAGGTCTGACGCAACTTGTACGCACTCGGGAGATAAGTCGCTCTTGGAATGAAACACGTCGCCAAGCAGAGCTACGATTGTGGTCTCGGGGGTCTTCTTGATTTCCTCGTAGAGATTATTGAAGACTTCCTTGTACTCATCATGTCGCTTATTAAGGCGAATGTGGAGGTCCGCAAATTGCAGAACGTGAGTGAATTCGGGAATGCTCGTTTTTAGTATATTTATCATATTCCAAGTTCGTATTTTAGATGGTCGCTCCAATCAAATGGCGGGGAATGTCGGATAAGGGTATGAATTTTCTCAAACCCAAGTTTGGATGGGTCTTTTCCTGACAGTTTAACGATGGAAATCTCTTCGAGGCAAGGGACATGGCGTGTTAGCCTTACATATGCTTTTATGGAATCCTTCTCTGCATCCAAATCCAGTATCACATTTACCCGCTTGACGTGGTGTTCGTTCATTCGCATTTGCAATGAAGATGACGGATACTTTCCGAACAATGGTATGGCGTTATTGCGAATGGCCATCGCATCAAATACACCTTCACATAGATTAAGCGGTTCGTCATAATTGACAAAGCTTTCAAAGCCTACCAAGTCCATTGAAACGTCTGGTTTTTTATGTGGAACGCACCCATCTTCATAATAACGTCGGCCAATGAAAAAGTTGAGTACGCCTTTGGCATCATATGACGGAATGATAATGTGGTGCTCATATTCCCCACTTTCACAGTACCCGATGTTGTACCTAAGTATGTCCTCACGGGTGATACCACGTCGTTTTAAGTATGCCAAGGCATTCTTATATTCTGGCATAATTCGAGGTTTGGAGATTGGATGAAACTCAGGCGGAAGGTTGAGGAAAGTCGGGTCGGCCTTGGCATAACGAGCCATCCGAATGTCACCAGTAAGCTTTAAGATAGCGTCCCGATAGTTTGGCGGGGCTTGAAGTTTGTAGAGCAAACTCCCAAACGTGGCACCTTTCGTATCGCATCGCCAGCAATGGTAACTGCCAATTCTAGCACCGCCAACGGCGATTTCCAACTTGTTGGTAGAAAGATTCTTGTCAACGCAGAAGGGGCAATGGTACGTGGCCTGAACTCCCGATTTTCGGACTCTGGCCTGCTGACCGAGCAATTCATTGAAGATTGCTGTCAATTCTGATTGTACCATCATCCTCGCAGTCTAACCGATTTCAAGAGGAAACTCAACTTATTATAACTCGTCCCGTTTTCGTTCTACCCACATCATCTGAGACTTCATTCGGTTGTAGAGAATATTGTCGGGCTGTTGAGCATAAAACTTGCTACGCATCACACCACATTTGGGACATCCATGTCCACTCATATGAATATCGGGGGTTGTGAAAAAAGGACCGTGGTCTCGACATATGATGGTGGTAGGAGTTTTGGAATTTGCATAGCAAGTCTGAGAATAATCATATGTATCTCCGTGAACCTCTTTTGAGCGTCGGATGAATTCTTCCAATCCAATCAGCCCCTTTCCAAAACATTTCGGGCATCCCTGTTGAAAGTGTATGTGGTTCTCGGGGGTCTGCAAAAACTCTCCATGCTCGGGGCAAATAATTATTCCTTTTGTTTTCCCATTTACATATACAAATTTAGAATAGTCATAATGGTCTCCATTGATTGCTGATACTCGCCCGAGAAACTCTTCCATAGACAGCTTTGCTGCTTCGGACCTACGAACAATCCCACAGCGAGGGCAACCATCCCCCCGCAAATGAGCATTTGGCGTTGCATAGAATGGACCATGTATTGAGCATCCAAATTCCACCTTTTCATCGGAGGATTTGTACATTACCTTTGAGTAATCCCACCTATTCCCTTGAAGTTGGCGTGCCTTCTGTATGAAATCTTCCGTGGAGGATTTCAACCCCTCACGTACATCTTCAATGCCACATTGAGGGCAACCGTGGTCTGATAGATGATTGCAAGCGTCTTGAGAAAAGTCCCCGTGAATTCTGCACGTTATGATTACTTTCTCATGCCCACTGACGTATTTGGTTTTAGAATAGTCATATCGGTTTCCATGAAGGGCTTGTGCATCCTGTATGAATTGTTCGGTTGATTTTGGACTACACTGAGGGCGAAGCCTTCTAGCACATGTAGGACATGTCTGCCCATTCCAGTGGTTTTTCGGGGTCTGATAAAACTCGCCGTGCTTGGGGCAAATGATAGTGATTTTATCGTACTGAGAATAATACCGCACACGGGAATAGTCATACCTATTCCCGTGTGCAGATTTTGCCCTGTGGATACACTCCGCAGTGGTTAGCGTTGCTTTTCCCATAGACTTACCCCAAGTCCAGCACCGCAAGAAGAGGGTCAATCGTGGCGAGTTTGATGGGAGTATAAATAGTCCCGCCCTCGGTCACGAGCGTCATTTCACGCCCAATGTCAATGACGTTGACTTGGGTGCGTCCATCGGAGAGGACGTGAATCATGGCGAAGGCGTGCGCCCAACCGTTCTGAGCACCGCCTTTACTGCAATACTCAGCTTGCAGCTTGGTCATACAGCCAATGCAATCCGCTCGGCGTCTCTCGTAGATGTTGGAGTCAATGCTTTCACGAATGACCTTATGCTGGTGCCCATACACCACATTGTCGAAATCACGAAGCATTTTCTTTATAGAACCATTGTTATATCCATGCAGAACCACCGTTCCTTTGTGACCGGGAGCATTGATGAACACAAAGGGGTCTTCCTCACCGCCCCAGTAGGCATGGTATTCGATATTGAAATCCTTCCACACAGGCCAGTTGTGGAAAGCCTCGGTTTGGAACTGTCGCATTGCGGGCTGAGAGAAGAAGGTGCGGGACCAGAAGTCATGGTTGCCTTCAAGTTGGAACTTCTTAGCATCGGGGTATTTCTTATGCAAATACGCCCAGAAATTGTACACCATTTGTTTCTGAGACGCCCACGAGGCGGTGTACCAGTCTCCATTGGTATCTTGGGCTGTGCCTTCACGCTGAACTGCTTTGTTCCATGCGGAAATAGTGGACATTTCAGCAATGTCTCCAAGATGAATAATGCCATCCAACTGATAAGGCTCAATGAATTGAAGCATCAGTGATATGGCTTCGGGGTCTTGGCAGAAGCGGGGTTCGTGGAACGTTTTACCATCCTTCAACGGCGCTTGGAAGTGCGTATCTGGGATGACGAGGTAGGTAGCTATCTTTGTTGTTTTCTTCATTTTGTCTTTCTGCTCTGACACACTGTCAGAACTATCCTCGGCTCAATAGCCTTGGAATTTCATTCTGCGACCATAATACCAGAACCCTGAATATTGTCAACTCTTTTGTGAAATTTTCTGAGTATGTATAGATGTGAAAACATCTGGAATCTACAAAATCCTCAATAAAATCAACGGCAAGTACTACGTTGGGTCTGCCAAAAATATCTACGACCGATGGTCGGACCACAAGAAGGATTTGAAGAAATCAAGGCACCACAATCGTCATTTACAGCGAGCGTGGGACAAATATGGTAAGGAGAATTTCGAACTCGTTGTCGTTGAAACCTGTGTTCCCGAGGCTCTTTTAGACAGGGAACAAGAGCATCTTACCCGCTGCAAATCAGTTCCAGATACAAATTACAACATGATTTACGAGGCGGGTGGTGGAGGGGACTTCGCCCCAGAAATCATCGAGAAGATGCGAAGAAATCATGCCGATTTTCGTGGAGAAAAGAACCCCCGTTACGGCACTCATCTTTCCGAAGAGACCAAGCAAAAAATAAGAGCAAAGGCGATAGCGAGGCAATCAGACCCTTCTAAAAGACCAATGCTTGGAAAACACCACTCCGAGGCAACTCGCCAAAAACTACGAGACATCAAACTAGCCCATTATCGCAATTCTCAACTTCTTCTTCCAACCTAGAAATAGCCATGTGCAATGGTATTTCATACCATTCGTTTCGTTGGGATAATGCAAAATGACGCATTGCCTCTCTGATTCGTTTCTCGGCGGGAATGCAATCTGGATGAGGAATGTTGAAGACCATCTTGTACCCACGCTTGGGGTCGGAGGTCTGATAAGACCGAAGGCGAGCGTCCAAATCTTCTGTACACCCCACTTTCACAAAGCCGGGAAACGCATCGTTCGTAACTATGTAGAGGTATCCGCCTTTCACTCTTGGTATAACTTTTTGTATTGGGGGTCCGAATGCATACAATCATCGCAGACGTACTCTTCGTCATCTCGTTGATATTCTTTCCAGTTGCCCTCGGCCACAATGTAGTATCCACCCGTAACAGTAACGCCCGTGGTAGGGCAAATGTCAATGGTTCCTTCGACCACTTTACCGCACCTATCGCACGTTATTTGTATTGTTTTCATAGCACGATACCACTATCGCATCATAGGCATCTTCCATTTTTTTATCTGGAACTCCGTTTCTGTTTAGCACAATCCACGGAGTCATATTATACATAGTTTCAATTTTCTGTTTTACGAAATCTTTTGGTTTTATTCCTTTTATTCTGGACACCCCAAACAATTGTTTTCGCATCGTGACAGCATTGGCATAAACCATTGGAAGATGATAATGCTCTTCGAGAATATAGCAAATAACCGCTTTATTCTTCGCCAGCTTCAATAACGTTTGTTGGGAAGTTTTTCCAAATGCAAATCCCGACAAATTTTCTTCAACATTTATTCTCCCGAATTCTTTTCCGACGAGACCATCTATTATGATTTGGGCTTTGTCTTTGTACTTTTCTACTTTTGATATGTCAAAATATCCGGCATCAATCAACTTTTTATCCTCTGTTATTGCGAATCCGCAGGTCGAACACGACAAATCTAATCCGAGAGATTTCATTGACCCCTCCCTCGTCGTAAAGCCGCTTCACGTAATTTTTGTTTTGATTCATCTGAATGATGTTTTCCTTTGAACGGAGAGGGTTTACCCTTTTTCGCAATACTTATTTTTCTCTTTGTCTCGGCACCATAAGTCATTCCCTTATTCCACGCAGTTTGAACCCCCATCTTCCCCCTATTCCACGGCACTCGACCCATTTGCGAGGAACTTATGTGAGATTTGTGCTCGTCAGAAAATATCATTCCTATTCGAGCATTACTTATCTTTTTCTTCGACTCTTCCGACATAACCCTGCCCACATTTGATTCGCTTATCTTTTTCCTACTCTCCAATGACATCTTTCGTCCTCGCATTGGAGCGGTAGAATCAAAAGACAGATTGTAATTCAATTCGGGAGAGTGGCGACATTCATTCAGATATTTTTGTTCTGCCGCTTCAAGTTTTTCTTCGGGGATGACTTCAATCACATTGAACCGAAATGAAGGTTCTCCGTATTTATTCCACGCCGCTTGGAGATGGGGATTGGCATGATGATTGTTGTTCAACTTACACTTGTGAATATACCACCGATGATAAATGTCAGATGAACTGCCAACATAATACTTTCCATTTAGATTGTTCGTTATTTTGTAAATGCCGGTGACTTTGGTGTTCATATCAGTTTCCCTTTTTTTCCAAATTTTCACATCTCCCACAACCTTTTGGAACCTTGTCGAGGCGAGCATATTCCTTCCCATATAACAATTGACTATGAAGTTGGTCTTCACACCATTGATTGAGTTTATGATTATTTTCTTCGCAAAACTGTTTGATTTCTTTGTGAAGTTCCTCGCTTATTTTTATTGTTTTATGTCTCATAGTGAATATACATATAAACAGAAGTAGAAAAAAGTGGAAAAAAGTAGAATCCATCAGAAAATAAATGGCGTCACATGGACGCCATTTTAGAATTTATATGTTTGAGTTTTCTCTTACGGATGATACTTTCTTGTGTCGAGTCCGTGGATGTAGAGGGAGTAATCGTTGCTCAATCCACCATTTTGAACCACCTTGAGTTGCGACACCTGTTGCAACGCCTTCACCAAGAATCCATTTGGGTTCTGATTAGCGGCACCTTGCTGACTGGTAGCGTCAATCGTTTTCCCTGCTGCTGGTTCTTGGCCCGGGTCTCCGAGTACTTCCTTAACTTCAAACGCTCCACCCGCATGTTGCTTTGCATAGCGAACGTCGAGGGTAGTCGTCAATGATGGTCTTACTGATGGTGCTGGCATATAGTTGTTCCTTTACTTAGATATAAATATCGTTAGAAGTCCATTTTCACCACGAAATTTATGGGTAGTTCTGGGGTTATCTTAATCGGCGTCCCAAGTTTAGCTACAGCCACCATCTCAAGCCCATTGTAAAGGCCGATGGTTGTCGCCATTGGGGCCAAGAACGAGCCGGTCTTGTCAAAGACGGTCAATCGCTCATAGTCCAAGAAATCGCTCTTAATAGCGGGTTTGGCGAACTTCTGGCTTAACCCGTTGAGATAGTCCATGACATCACTAAAGAGGCGACGATGGCACGATGGCGTGATGAAAGTAGCGTAATTCTCCTGAGTCAATCTGTGGGTGAAATACTTCCACATGATGTTCATGTCACGGTAGTCAATGCGGAAGTCTTGATTGAGGTCAAGGGTCGTTTGCATCTCCGTGTCAGTCGTCTCCCAGCGGAGTAAGCTTTCGCTAATCAACTGGGGAGTGGTGCTGTCATCGGTATTGGCCTTGTAATAGTTGAGTAAGCTTATTTCATCGTCGGTCTTCACAATAGAAGAACTCCAATTTGTCGAAGTCGGAAGGCCAAGGATGGCCGTGTTCTTGTACTGCATGTAGCTCAAAATCACATCAACATCTTGATAGTCGAATATTCCATTATGGTTGATGTCCAATATCGAAGGACTCTGAACTACTGCCGTTGGGTTCGTACTGACATTGAACTCACCCGGGTCCACGGTGCAGATGACTTGCTTCTCGAAGATGGTGTGCTGACTCTTGAACTCCAAGTCATATTCGTAGGTGTAAGTATTGACTGGGGCATAGAACAGCCCATCAAATACAGACCCCGAAGTCATGATGACAATTTTGCCATTGCGATAGAAAACGTTTCCAATGTGGAACTGGTCACGAAGGTTATGAAGATTGTAGATGTACGCCTTGCCCGTAAGGTCGTCCAAATTCGTGTCGGAACTACGAGTCACTTCAATGTTGATTTGACGGTTAATGTCAAACATATACATCGGGGCACCTACTACCATTGACTCGTCAGCAATAGCCACGTCGAAACCATAGTCTCGATATGGACTCAGATACTTCTTCTTTCTCTGATAGACATTGGTAATCCCCCACACGCCTGACCCAGTGTCCTTCTGTAGAAGCATGGCCTGCCCATCCAAGAGAGTTTGTAAATCGGCATTGCAATAATGCAATTGGTTCAACGTTCCGCCGACATAGCAGGATGACATCCCCTCAACATCTATTTTTGGAACCCCAACTACAGCATTGCCATTGAACATGTCAACGGACCACCCCATGCGATTGTTGTACAGAGTTGTCGGCGTCCCATAAGTTTTCAGAACTTGTATCCATCCGGGGGCACCGGGGCAACGCTCGAAAATATATGCCGAACCTTGTTGGTAAAGGGTGGACCCGCTGTACTCAAAAAACATACGGTCATATGGTTCTCCGACAATAACGGAGTCTCCATAGGTTCCTACCGAATACCCGAAGCCATTGACTGAATTCATGGTGAGGTTGTCAGGCTGCGGAACATACTCGGGATTAAACGTCATTGGCTGGACGTTGAAATCGGGGCGGAAAACGTACGACTGAGACCACGCATTATTGACTTGCTCGAAATAATACGCCATGTCATTTGATAGGTTTCCACAGCCAACTACCAAACTGTAACTATGGGGACCATCATACTTGTTAAGCTTCAAACTGAATCCAAACTGTGATTGGTCCACGGCATAGGTCGGGGTGATTTTCTGGAATAAGGACCATGAGTAGTTGGTTCCTACCGTTTGGTTTTTGTACAGATACACGATTCCACTGGACCCGCTATAGTACGGAGACCCAATTGCAAGCCAATCTTTGTTGATAGAAACTGCCATGCCGAATGAACCCGTTTCAACCAGCGGAGACCCAATGTCTGGGTCATCAATGGTAAATGCTGCTGCACTGGCACTGTTGGCGGTCCACTCGATTTGCGCCAAATCATAGACCTCGGTCATTGCCCATGATGCCGTAATAAAGCTGGCGGTTGTTCGGGTTACTTCCGTGAGATATGGAGACCCAACCACCAAATACTTTTCGTACATGTCAAGAGATACTCCATATCCATTCTCAAGAGAAGCGGTGTAGAGGTCTTTGTCTATGCAAATGTTGTATTCGGGGTAGAAGACAAGGGAAGAACTTTCGGTAGCAATTGGCTCGGAAGCAGAGATGGGATTATTGGCTTCGGTGTCCATTTTGACATCGAATCCCCTCCAAAGTTGATGAAGTGTGCCAACGTAATCATGCTCGTCTTTGGACTTATTATAACGGAAAACATCCACAGACCCCGTATGCTCCACACTTGCAGTCAGGTGGTCCCATCGGAGAAGGTCAGGGTTGGAGACTACGACGTAATCGCCGTAGGTCGCAACGGCATAGCCGTAGTTTTCATTTTTGACTTTGACAAACATAACTCTCGTCTATACATATCGGCCTCCACGAATTATGTTGGCGGTGCAAGTCCGAAAACCAGAAACTTGTTGATTGACGACTCATAGGCCAACCGCTGAACATACGTGTAGTAATTTCCTTCGAATTGTACGTGAGGGTTAATTGTATTCAATGCCCAACTAAGTCCATCGGGGGAAGTGTAAATATACCCTCCGTACTCACAGGCAGCAAAGTGCCCGCCATCGGGGTTCCATTCCACGCATGACATATCGGTGCCAAAGATTGGTGCGGGCTGACTTATGTCAGTCCAATTCACGCCATCAGGTGAGGATGCCATCATACCAACTTCGCCAACGGCCAAAAACTTCCCGAGAGATGGACTGTACGCCACTCCTTGATATGCCGTTGATACGGGCGTAGCAGATGCCGATACTGATTCCCACGTCATAAGGTCTGTGGAGGTCAGGATTAGACCCGTTCCACGAGGATTAGCCGCTGCAACTTTGTACCAATAAGTTCCATACCAAGCAACTGCCACGTCAATATAACTCGAAGCGGTATGAGGGAATGCCCACTTCAACGGCCACGTTGACCCAGAGTCGGTAGAACGTTCCAAAAGGAACATTGTCTCGTCGGTCCCGGGGTAAGTCCACTGAGTTAGGATTGCGTTTGTCATTATAATTGGGTTGCCATTATCGCTGGCGTAAACATCGGCCAAGTCAAAAGGCTTGCCGTGATGTTAGGTATAAATATAGGCGGGCCATCGTAATAGATGGGACAAGTGTAAGAAGCTGTCCCCGGCAAAATCCAATTTCCGAGGATACGGACCTCCTGAACCTTGGAGAAAAGGTTATTTCCCGCAATCAGATTGCCATTAGAATCGTCTTGAACCTCCACATTGTCATCAAATGACGTATCTTGGAACTGAACGCTTCCGGGGGCAATTTTGTCGCCCATGACAAACCTCGGAATGGTAAACATCCTGAACTTGTCGGCCAAATAACGGTTCGCCTTGTTCAGAGGGAAGTCAATGTTTTCCATTCCGAAGATTTCGGTTGGGTTGTGATACTCATTGTAGAAAGCCCTGTACATCTGATTGTACAGGAGCACTTTATACGTTCCAGTGTTGAGGTTTATTTCCGCAGACGCCGAATCAAATGGCTTTACACTTCCACTGATGCCCTCTTCATAGAGGGCTAAGTCTGCTGTCTGTTGCTCCAAGGCAATGTCGCAATCACGGTTTAGGAGAGGAGTACCCGTGATGTAGTCAACATAGTCAAGAGCAATGGGCGTCTCAGGAATAACAACACTTGCGGAGTCTTGCTCCAATATTACTTGGTCTGGGTTCTGTACATTATACAACTCCCGTGCCTTAGTGGCACGAAAAGGCGATGTCGTCACATCGGTCTTTTTGAGTTGTTTAAGCATACAGACCTCTTATTCCACGAAGCTTCGGTCCCATGTCCACGAATACGCAAGCGTAAGCGTCTGCGAGGTGTACTTGGACTGCGATTGCTCGAACAGGAATGTGAATGCTTGGTATTGGTTTCCTGCGGGGTCAAATGGATTTGGGCTTTGGAATCCACTACCAACTCCCATACTGCGAAGTTTGGTACTATTCGCTTGAGCGATGGAAAACACCCCAGTCTTTCGGACGGTGTACGTCCCATTGACATAAGCATCTTTTGTGGTTGTAGTATTCCAGTTGGCTCGGGCCACCGAAGTATTGAACGGTTGAAGTGACTGCGAGTCCTCGGAGAACCAGAAGTAGCATCCCTGCCCATCACTTGATGGTTCCAATGAAGTGAACCCAGTTGATTGACCACTGCTGTTGATGTTTTGCATGGTGGTAATTGAGTATCCGCCTGCGCTCGGGTTCATCCATACGTTTTGAATTGACTCAGAACCATTGGTATTGGTTGCGGGGGCAATTGGCCAGTTACTAGCACCACCTACGCCATTGATGACCACATTTGGTCGTGATACAGATGCCGTTGGCGCAACTTTCACTTGGAGTTGGAATACAACTCTCAAAAGCTGACCGATGCCCACTGCAATGGCAACTGGAAGACGTAAGCGACTAAAGGTCGTGTTCGGTGTAAGACGAGTAGCACTCCATCCTACACCGATTTCAGTGTAGTTTCGTGTTGCCGTCTCGGTTGGGAAGTCATACGTTCTCTGCATGGTCACTGTATCTGACAGGACACTGCTTCCGCAATTTCCCACCCCTTGCAAATAGGTTGCCGAACGACTTATCTCGTTTTCCAAACTCGTCTGTGAGGTTTTCCACACGGTAAACGTAGTTGGTGGGATAGACTGCGACAGACTGCATGTTGCCGTTGTAGCAGTAATAGCCGTGGTAACTTGAACGTGGTCGGTTGTTCCCGTTGGAACAGAATCGAATACGATTACATCCCCGATTTCAAGGTTCTGTGGGTAATACGCCAAATACGGAGTCGTAAATCCCGTAAACGTTCCATCTGGATACAGCGTAAGCCCATAAGCACTTTGAGATACTTGTGCCGTCGCACCAACAATGCTGTTTGGCCGTGTGCCTACCCCACCCATTGCAGCCAAAAATGAATTGGCATAGGTTTGAGAGGCAATGCCATTCAGACCATTGTTCAAAATTAAGTTCTTGGTAAACTCAGGTTGCTCCTGAATTACCTCGCCTGTGTTGGCATCAACCGCCATCGCTCGAAATCTTCCTTCGAGGGTATGGCTTATTCCGCCAAAGTTCTGTGTTGTATTCATATATGTTCTCTCCTAGTTGTTGTGCGTCATTATGGAGGCGGTGCCCCCGACACTGACGCTGTGTAAAATCCTACGTTCGTTATTCCTGAGTAATCTTCATAACTCGTTATGATGATAACATTGAAAACAGACCCACTGTAAAATGCCGTGCTTGTAAATGACCCACTGTCTGCCGACCCACTCGAATTCACAACGACATTGAACACCGACCCAGAGTAAAACGCCATGTTGGTAATTGATGCCGTGTCCTGCGAACCGCTGGAACGCACGACAACATCAAACAACGAACCGCTGTAAAACCCGATACTTGCAATTGATGCCGTGTCATGGGGTTCAAAACTCGCCGACAGGACGACAGTAAATACTGACGCCGAGACGAACGAAACAAGGCCCAGTGACGGAATATCAGTATAATGCACATTGGCTACACTACCAAATAAATATCCCATTCTACCGCTTGGGTGTTCAATAAATGGGAAGGTTGTGGCCGACGCCGAATGAAATGATGTGCGTAGAGACGGACGACCCCCGCTCGGCGTCCCATCCGTAAATGGATAGGTAATTGACGACCCACTTGCGAATCCCATACTCAAAGACCCACTTTCATCGTCTTCGTTGGTGTATCTGGCAACTTCACCCGCCGCCGACGCCATTCGCATAGACATCCTATCTGATACCGACGCCTTAATCGGTTTGTTGTCGTAAGTTACACAGATATAGCTTGCTGTTCCCGGGCGAATTTCATTTTGAGCACCAGACCCCGAAGGAAGAATCCGCACTTCTTGAACCTTTGAGAACAGGTTGTATCCCGCCATGAGGTTTTGATACCCATCATCAAACACGGACACATTATCGTCGAGTAAGGTATCGTAGAACTGAACACTTTTGGGCTGTATCTTGTCACCAAAAATAAGCCGTGGGATGGTAAACATCCTGAAATGGTCGGAGAGATTTCGGAGGGTCTTGCTTAACGGGAAGTCAATGTGTTCAACGCCAAAGATTTCCGTGGGGTTTCGGTAAGAGTTGTAGAAGGCATTCTTCGTTGTGGTATAAACCAATGACTGGTAGGTGCCATCGGTGTTACGGGGGTCAGATGCGGAGTTGAAGTTTGCAGACCCAGTGATACCTTCTTCGTAGCCAAGGGAGTCAATCTCACCCTGCTGTTCAAGAGCAATATCGCACTCTCGGTTGATTATGGGGTCGCCACTATTGAAATCAACGTAGTCGAGGGAGACATTAGTGCCATTCGGATAAGCGTTTGGCTCTAATATAACGGTATCGTCATTCTGAATGTTCGATAAATCACGAGACTTAGCCGCAACGAACGGTGTCGTCGAAACGTTCTGGTGATTTATGTGCTTTATCATTCAAAGTATAAATATACCTACATCACGTATTTGAGGACAATAGACGGGTCTTTCTTTATATCTGATTCCCACAACCGAATCACTGAAATACCCCGATTCTTCGCAATTTCATCCTTAATATTATCATTTTCCCGAACACAATCCACTTTGTCATAATGATTTGATTGACAAGGATTCCCATGCCAGAAATCTCCATCTACTTCGATGATTAAAGGTTTCCCTTTTATCTTGAAGTCATAGGATTTACATATTCCATTTTCGACAATGAAGTATTGGAAATGATATGGGATTCCGGCTTCATCCAACGTATCTGCAACTATTTTTTCCGGCCCATTCATTTTTCGGTGCGAGAATATTTTTCGGATTGCTTCGGGGGTATGAGTTTTTCCATACATTCCGTTTTTTTCTCCCACTGCAACACCACGCTCGATGCGAGTTTTTGAAATTTGTTTCCGAACTTCTTGACGACAGGCAGGATTGAGGTTTCCTGTTATAGATGGCATTTTTTTACCAGTGTGAGATAACGCATTCTTTTGTTTAGATTCTTCTGTATGAAGTTTTCCAATTCTCGGTGCCCATCCACTCGCATATTTTTGTTTTCTGTCCTCAGAAAGTTTCTTCTTCGTTTCTTCTGACATCGGGCCTTTTGAAACTCCGACTCTAATACGAGAATAATGTTGTCGAATGCATTCGCCAGAACATGCGACTCCTTTTACGGGGCATCCACAGATAGAGCACAGATTCCATCCGTGGCATCGGAAGTCATCAATATTTTTTTTGATGTATTCTTTGTAATTCGTTTGATGGTAAAGTTTAAGATGCCTTGCCAAATGCTTTACAAGCATTTTCTTTCCGTCTAATCTACAAATGATAATGTCGCTCATATACCATAAGTATTGAGCGACATATCCAAAACACACTTTTATTTTCAGTTAGGCATCAAAAATCCAGTCTGACCTTGAGCAAAAGTTCTTGGTCGAACGATTTGACTGCTGGTCTGCTTAATTTTGCCACAGCAACAAGTTCGTTGCTGTCGTTGTACAGTCCGACAGTCGTGATATACGTGCGTGGGTCAGTGATGAAGTCCGAGTTGTAAATTTGACCCTTCGGATGAACTCCGTCTGTTCCGTCATACACGTACGTCGGGTTGTTGCTGTAGTTGAAGTCACGATTCATCACACGAACGAAGTAGTGACGGGCGGGAACGTATTCGGATTTGCGAACGTTCATCAACTGACCCGCTGCCATGTTCATGGACTCAAACAACGTCTTATGGTTGTAAGTGTATTGAACATTTCCCGGCAATGAACTTGAGATATATGGCCATCCACCAACCGGATTGACACATGGCCCACCAGTTCCCACTCCTATACCGGGCTTATCACCCGGGGCAGCAGAACCACTTCCGATTCCAAGCTTGTTAGCCAATAGTGAAGCATTGAGAACTACGATTCCAACTTGTGGGTAGAAAAGCCCAAGACCTTCGTAAGTTGCACTTGAAGATGGGTTTGTCAGACTTCCAGTGACAAGCTGATAGACGTACTGGTTGCGAGTCGAATAGATGGAGTCATCAATCAGAGTAATAGGCCCGTTGGAACCCATGAAATTGAGTTGGAGCAGCCCTTCATCAACTCGGTCTTTCATTTTGTATGCCGAGAAATTGATTACCCAAATGTCTGTTGCCGTAACTGTGGTACTGGCGCTTTGCATGGAAAACATTCCATTGGCCGTAGCATTTACGTCGGAGTTGGACAGCAAGATGTTCTTGTACTGGCTGTAAATGGCCTTCGTAGGGGATGCCTCGATGCTGGAAGATTCCGTGGTGAATGACCCACTGCCTATGTCGCCGTAAAAGTTTCCATAAGCGATGGAGAAATAGGGGTCGTAATTGACGTAGGACGATTGGTCTGGGAATACGTTCAAATAGTACATCGTGTATCGAACATCGTAGAACGAAGTTCCATACGACGGCGACGGAGTACCTGAGCCAGTAATGCGCCAGAAGTCATCCATGAAATTTCCTTGGTCCCATCCCGGCGAACCGTCTGGCCAAAATCCACTTGCAACACGGGTAACACGACCAGCTACTACGTCTCTGTTGGGGTCAAATTGGTTGAATATCATATGCTTATTGCGTTGTAGAAGGCGGGACCGTCACGGTGACTTCAATCGAAGTGCTGCCGCCAGACTCATTCCCGATGATTGTTAAGTTGGTCGTAGTCGTCTTGTTCAATCCGCTGTTTGGAACAAAACGGAATGAGTTTCCAACAACTACTTGGGCGCTTGCAATGTTGATGTCACCAGCAAATGTTGGAACAGTATTGGAAACGGAATTGACGGCGTTCGTTTGCTGGACGATAAGAATACCCACGTTCTTGTTCCCGAGGATGGCCGTATAGCCCGCTTGCAAGTTGTAGGCGGGGTTGGTCGAGGGGCTGATAACGATGTCACCAGTGTAATCCTTCGTCACGAGAATCTTGTCTTGGGCGATGGTGATGACTGGGATGGACGTGACACCTTGGTTCAAAGTCACGAGTTTGTACTTCATCGTCTGAGTCTCGTCAGTAAGTGGCTCAAAGACAGGGGTGTTACGCAGAGCAATATCGTAGTAGGCGCTACCATTGGGGTGGTTCGGCTGGTACAACGTATAGTCAATTTCGTCGTCTGCCAAGGCGAATGACGTAATGTTGAGGTTGCCGTTCTGCGCCAAAATCTGACGACCCTTTTGGGTGAGAACTGCATCTACGGTAATGGTTTGGTTGTCTATGTAGGCCATATGCTTTTTATAAAGTGGTGCTCATCTATAAGTATCAACGAGCCGTTGGTTTTTAGTGGTAAATTACGTTGTCTGACTTGATAAGGTCAATGTTCGTGACCTGAGTGCTCTGAACGGGGTCACTTCCATCGCTTAATCCTGTCGGCCCGATGGTTGTACCATTCGTTTGCATTCCTTTTCGATAAGACGCCGAGGTTACGGTTCTATTGGCAAGCCCATAACTCATGAACCTTTCCAACGCAAAATATCCTCGCTTATGAATGTAATGGTTTCTCGGGTATCCACGAACAATCTCAAAGTACGTGCCATCATCCCTATAAATGGGAGTTTGCATCAACTGAGCATACACGGGAGTCCCGGGATACAGAGGGTCGTATCCATAAACGGGATAATTACGTGCGCCGGGAGCACTTGCCAGAGGATTGTACGGCAAAAGGTAGTTGTTGAAAATCGTGTTAGGACTGTTAAGCCAAGTATTTGCCCCGTGATACCATTGGCTTCCTCCAACATGGTTACTAATCGCTGTGGGGGTAGAATCAATTGATGACGCAGTATAAACACTGGTCAAAAAGAACTTGTCACTTACAACCACATAATCATACAAATAGATGGAGTTGGTCGAATAAACATTTGCCTTCGGGCTATCGGGAATAACATAGTCTGATGTGGCAGTCATGCGGCGAACGGAACTGCTATGAATCCGAATTTCCGAAGGATTGGTCGAACGAACATATGACCCCGACTGGGCATAAATTGTATGCCGCTGCCATCGTTTCAACAGAAACTCAGACTTCCCGTAACTCGGGTGTGGTTCCTTAAACATGTTGAAAAATATTTCACCATTCATAAATCAAATCCTTATACTGGACATGCCAATTTCGCATTCCATGCCGTGCCTGCCAATGGCGACCATATTCGGAGAATTGCATACGGAGTAGCAGTTGTCTTAGTAAATTGAGCCGTTCCTTGACCCGGAGATACAATCGTCTCATAGAATCCGAGAGCATTCAACTGGTTCCTATAAGTAGTATTGTTGGTCCCTCTCCAATATCCCTCGGGATTTATCACGACCACGCCATCATAAATCACTTGGAATCGGTCTGGGACTGTAAATGCATTGAACGTCAGCACGACAGTTCCCGTCCCCGAACCAAGCTGAACTGGATAGTCTGTATAATATGGATATGGAACCACATTTCCCGAAGGACTAATACCTCCACCGCATGGTAGTGTCGGAGGAATGACAATCGGAGGCGGCTCTAGCGTTGGGCAACTCATGGTATAGCTGCAAGTCGTGTTGAACGGATTATACACTGTAACGTACGTAATGTTCAAGGCATCCGTCTTATTGAAATAGAGGGTGCCGCTTCCCGGGGTAGCCACAAGGTTGTTGGTCGGGGAAATAGATGCTGAGATGTACGGCGGAATTGGGTTAGGACCGTATGGAATCAGCGCATTGTTAATGTTATCCGCCATTGTCTGGTCCGCACTGCCACTGCATAGCCATAGAGTATCCAACATTGTATTGCCGTTGATGGTTACTACATAACGGGAAGCACTGGTAGCTACATCGTAACTGAACGTCACAGGAGTCGTAAGATGTCCGAGCGAACCAATGTACTGTTGGCTAAAGAATTTGTCTCCGAAGTTTCCGCCTGCAAACGCCTGTAAGTAAGGCCCACCGCAGTTATCCGCTGGCGGGTCAATGATAAGGTAACTTGGCTTATTCTCGATGTCCGAATAAGTAGTTCCACATCCTATTGGGTCCGATGTTGCAGTCAACATGATAGTGTAAGTGCCCGGAATCACGAAGGACTGAGTTGGACCAAATGCGGTGCTTGTTAAAGTAGGGCCGAATTGCCAGAGATAGGTGTTGGCATTTGTGCTTAGGTTACTAAAGCTAACTTCCAGCGGAGCCATGCCTCTCTTCGGATTTCCATCGAAATCAGCCGAAATGACGTAATTTTTGACCGTAATGTAGTCAGTAAGAATTTTGTGAAGCCCGAACGCTCCATAGTATCCCACCAATGTCACAGTGTAAGTCCTCGCTTCGTCATAAGTATGAGACGGGGCAAACTCAGTACTACTATGCCCGTCACCAAAATCCCAGACGTACTTAGTTGCACCAAAAGAGTTATTTACGAACTGAACGGTCAACGGGGAATATCCATCGAGGATAAGACTGTTAGCATAACATGGCAGATAGGCACTAAAATCTATTGTGCGTGGAGGCACACCCGCCGCAAAATGACCATGCTCGAAATCATCTGATAGGTCTCGAATATAGTTTCCGCCGTAATTGACTGGATAATCCGCATTGGGAAGAGAAAGGTATCCCAAATTCAAATTCAACGATTGAGTTGGAATGAGTTGTACGCTCATGCTAACCAATGATGCACTATCAAATGCATAGTGGTTCATCGAGGCCGTCACTGCAAAATCAGCCACACTGTCAATCGCTTTCAACTGATACTTTGGACGCTCCAAAATGGTTGGCTCAATGACGACTCCGAGCAACGCATTGGTACGAGCGGGGATGACATTCTTTATGCTTTCAAACACGGAGCGGTTGAAATACAGCTTGTAAGTGGTCAGTATTTCGTTGAAGAGTGTTCGGCTACCGCTGTACTGATTGCGGTCACTTGAATATTCCTTTCGGAACATTCGCAGCGAATCATAGCTTTCAGAGTACTGATACCCGGGGTCTCCAATGGCATCCATGAAGTCAAAGTTACCAAAGTAGCGAACGATGTCACGGTTCTTGAAATCTTGTGGGTCAACGAAGAAACCTACTTGGTTTGAATCGGGAGCCGTGGCACTCGGGTCAACATAGGTCGAACGGCCCAAGTTGTCGAAGCGGGCTTCTACCGACTGTGATACGAAACGGGTCTTCTCATTACGGAATCTGTTTGGGCCGTACTTGGAAATGCCCCAAGTACTTGGGTAGTCAATGACTTTGAACTGATACGGATACACCGACTGTGATACTGGCCCGCATTGACCATCCACCATGATAGTAGAACCTGACCACGCCATTGAACTGACAAGGTAATCCACGTTGGCGTCAGATTCACCGTACAACGTGTTCAACTTCATGGAGGATGATATTGCGAAGTATGGGTTTCCATTGACCCACATACCCGTATCAAGCTGGTTGAACGGGTAATCCGTATGCATACGGAAATACAGCGACTCGTATGGGATGGAACCTGTTCCACGATAACTATAAGCACTGAAATTGTTGGTGTAATCTTCGGCGTTGGCATCGGGAACGGGGTCTCTCCATACTTGGAACTTGTCGAAACAGCCCGTGTAACCCTGACCGTTTTGGTCAGCAAACCAACCGCCAATTTTCAATAGACCTCCATCACCGAAGCGGATGTTAGAGGCAGTGTCATAGCAAACGGCACTGGAAGTCAGGTTAACCAATTGGTTTCCGAACTCATTGCGTTTTACAAACAGGTCGTACTTGGCGGGAATGGCATCGTAGTTAGGGTCAAATTCAAACCCAAGGTCGGGGTAATTACGGCGAAGCATTACGCTATAGATATTTCCATCGAAGAGTGGGAACTCCTGACTGTACATCTTGAATGCTTCACTACCCTTGGTTCCGATTCGGAAGAACAGTTGTCCCGTGTTCTGTTTCGGAATACGAACAAATCCAACCGCCCATTCTCCCGAGCCAGCAATGGATTGTCGGTTTGTTCCTTCCACACGGCCAAACAAGATTTGTTCCTTGCCGTAAGTATATGGTTCCGACCCATCCACACTCACCTTGAAGAGATAAGTATGAGAGCCAGTTGGCAGTTGTAAATCGTACGAGTCGTACCGTGATGATGTGTCCCACTGACGCATATAGACACGCTCGTAGAGGGTATAGGAAGCCTTCGGGTCATCGTATGTTACTCCACCGTATTCTCGGACGCTGAGAAGAACGTTGGGTATGCCGTAACATGCAAGGATGAGTTTGATGGCTTCTTCTGTTCCCTTGGTCTTGAAAATTTGAGGGAGAGTATTGAGAATACGATTACGAATCGTCTTCAATCTCTCTTCTGCGGACATCTGGTTGAGTCCTGCCATCTGGTCACTGGTGAGATAGTTGTTGAGCAGGTTGGCTTGTTCAAGGGAGTCGTCCTGCTTCCACCCGAACGTACTGAGCATGTAATCAACCACTCGGCGAGTGAATTCGCTCGTCGGGTCATTGCCAAGCTTCTTTTCAGACGGCATGTTGGCAATGTAAATGTAGATGTTATCGAAGAAGTGACCCACCATTGACAAGAAGATGATGTAGTCATCATTGTCAGAATTGGAAAGAACATGCTCGGGGCAGGTATTGACTAAGCTGTCTCGATTATCCTTGTCATACGCCGTTGCCGCAGTGTCTTGGTCGGCCACATAACTGGCACTAACGAAGGCTCTATTCTCATAGTCATAGTTTCCCTGATTGTACAGGTAGGATTCATAACCATCAAAGGTACTGACAATGCTATCCATCTGCCCCTGAATGGAAGTGTATTCCTTGTCGTAATATGGGTATATGCTCCCACTGGCTGCGAGGAATGTCGTAGCCGTGGTATTCAATGCTTCAAGCGATGCACTCAGACCGTAGAGACTGATGGCCTTGTTCTTGAAAATCTTGAGCCGCATCTCGGCAGACGAGAATACGACAAAGTTACTGAAATTTGTATAATCCACCGACAACTCACCGATGTTTTTGCTAATCGCAATTTGACGCTCCGTTGAATCGTCTTGCTTCAAATCATTAGCCGTATAGGCCATGTTTGTATTTGTAAGACTTGCGTTAGGAGTTGGTATGGAGAAGTTCGGAGGCCCAATCGTATGGACGGTTTGAGACACGTCAGCCTTAATAATGGCACTGACAACGTACGGAACCAGCGAAATGTTAGAGACCCAGCAATGAGTCTGCGCTGGAAGGTCAGTCGGCAATTCATCCTTAAGCTTGACAAGCAGAGTAAGTGGGTCCGTTGGACTGGTCCGTTCATCCATCATGCCGATACTGAGAATCGGGAGCAGACGGTTGTCACCAACATTCAAAGCATTCTTAAAGTATCCGAAATACTTGTCGTTGTAAGCTGCTCGAAGAGTCGTGGAAATTGGAGTGTAGAAATACTTGGTGAAGTAATCATACACAAATGCCTTCGCATTTACGTATTCCTGCGATGGGTGGGGACCAGCCGCCGAGAACTTTCGTTCAATTGACGCCGAAACAAAGCCTTGGAAGTGAGTATCAATAGCATCAAAATCAACAACCATCGTCGAGTTCGACAGAAGGTAGTTGTTGAAGTACGTGCTGATACCCTGTATGCGAATGAAGTTCTGACTTATGACTTCCAACCCTGTCACTGACAGGACAGGCGTCGAAGAATATAGCAATAAGTCTTCGTAAATGTTCTTGAAGAACATCAGCATTCCACCATCGGACGGAATGAAGAAGAGGTTCTTGATGGTATTTACCTCATTGGTATAGAGAGGGGAAACCTTGTTGAAGATGTTTCCATATGGGCAGTCTTTTACCAGATTCACGTACAACGACGATACGTCGTTCATCAAGAACTTGTGCTGGCAAAATGCCGTGTATGAGTCGTTGAAATCGGAGATTGGGTAAAGCTTCAATTCCTTCCTCGATGGGGCAATATCCTTGATGACAAGCGGATTGTCGGGGTTGCCCGCCATCTCACGAGTCGTATTGTATGTGAGGAAGAAACTTCCACTCGGGATATAGAAGGATGCCGACACTTGGTCAGCGGGGTCCATCAATATGTCCTCGGTCTTGTGGAGGATATAGTCAGGCTTGAGAGCCTGATACGAATAGGTAACAACATTGTTCAGCGTATTGTAGTACGCAACTGTTACAGTGTCATAGCTCTTGGATTGGTAAAGAGTGTTCCATCCGATTTGCTTTTTGTCCCTATCCCATAGCCCCACTTCAACTACGTCATATTCTGATAGGCCAAACCATAGGTCCGTTTGAAACCCCTTCGTGAACATGGAATACTCCGTCGAGTTCAGGTATGAACCCGTATTCAAGCTACTTGAGCTATTGGAAACCATCTGGTATGATGTGTAGTCCATGTTATATCTTCCGGTTTGGTTGTGGCATTAGCGGAGCATATGGAAATGTATCCGAAAAGTTGGCGTCTATTCGACCTTGGCCAAGGGCTTTCCTAAGTTCCAAAATGACTTGCTTTACCACCTGAGAATCCGAAGCGTTACTTGTATTACCGCTTTCAGCAATAAGGTTATCCAATTGAACCTTCAAGGTGGAGTTTTCCTGCTGAATGATGCCCAATTGCTGTGTCAATGTATCCAAACTCGCCGTAGATTCAACCGACCCAGTGTCGGGGGAAAACTCAAGAAAATTGGGGTCATAGAACTTCTTGATTTTGGCATTGTCATACACCACGTTGGTCAATGGAAGTGCCAGATAAACCTGTGAGAAGTCAGCCGAGGAACTGTTGAAATACAAATTCCCCACGGCGTCGAATTTGTATTCGTAAGTGCCGTTCTGCTGAAACTCTAGGATGTTAGGGGAAAAGTCAGCCATAGCTTACCTTGTAATCTTGAATGTCTTGCCAGTGTCAATCGTATCAATCTGTGACCCGTCCTGAACCCGAATCAAAATACGATAGTATCTCTCTTGCGGGAGCGACGTGGTATCCACGAGGAAATAGTTCCCTTCGGGATATGCACAGCTTATCTGAGTATAACTATCGAAATCCATTACGATTTCGTCGGTCTGGTTGTCCTTCAACGCATAATATGACGATGTAGGCAAGAATTCAGGAACAAGATATTGCTCTTGCTGAGGGGAAATTCCATAGTATTTCAGCGGGAACTTCATTCGCCCGAAGACATTTACTTTGATAATGTCGCCTGCCTTGTATTCTGGCTGCAAGTTTCCAATGTTGATACTAAATGGACGTTCTATATCGAGGGGATACAGAAAACTGGACGTGAAATTCACGCTGCTGGTGTAAGCAAAACTAGATGTCGTCGCACTTCCCGTCAATTGTAATGTGACGTACCCACCAATGAGCGGACCATCCACAAACTGACCAACGAAGCTGGCGCTGGTTACGCTCTGAGTAACCGAGGCTGAAATAGAAGCGGAGATTGTGTAGAGGCCCAGTGCCGTTCCATGAACGTACAACCCGCTTATGAAGGCAGTCACATACGGATATGACGGCTGAGGCATCGGAATGATGCACGTAGCACCAATCAGAGATGCACTATTCCACGACCCAGTGAGACCAGCATAGAGAATTTTGTAGTTCTCGTAGTAGGCTGTGAATGTGTCACCGCCAAACGGCCCACCTGTAAATGAACCCGCCATCAACTGTACGGAGTGTGAAAGTCCGCATGAGGTTGTGACGCAGGTGTTCGGAGTAATTGGAATGAGACTCGACCATCCCACTTCATCGCCGCCCCAAACCCACTCTAAGTTGAGATAGGTATATGGGTTAGTAGTTGCGGGGAAGTCAGGCGTTCCGTATGGAGATTCCATCGGGGCAGTGGCACAACGAGTATGAATTTCGGTTGGTAAATTGACAGTTACACCAAGTATCGAAATCAAACCTTCCGTAGGACCAAACACGGGAACTCCCGCAATATTTCCTGAGAACCCAATCGCCGAGATAAATCCGACAAAATACTCGTTCGTCTCGTCGAGATAGTATCCCGAAGCAGTACCTTGCAAGGCGAGGGCCAACCCTCGCAGGCTTCCCATGAATTGGCCCGAATATGCGGGCATGGAAACATCACCCACGATATATCCCCCGATGTTTGTTCCACTAATTGCGCTACTGGTTACTTCTGTATTCACTCCATCAACTGACCCCGTGAAACTGGCTGAGAACAATCCGCTTCCCGTGAAACTGCCCGTAGCGTTTGCCACGCCATAGAATGACCCCGTGAAACTGCCCGTAAATTGTTGAACAAAGCTTCCCGTGATTAGAGAATTGCTCGCCGTAATGAAATGCGAGAAGATATTCAGAAATGACGAACCCGAGAAGTTACCATTCACCCCGCCCGCCCCCGTGAGGGATGACCCATTAGCTATGGTAGTCGAAGACCCCGAAGAGTACGAAATAACAGCACTGGCTGTCATATAGCTTCCTGTGGTGAATTCCCAGTCGTTGGCCCATCCTACGTCAAGGATAGGCGAATAAATGGTGTTGGTATCTTCGCTGAAATACTTGAGCAGGAATCCTGACCCCGTTGGATGGAATTCGTCTGAGGACATAACAACAAACCCGTTGTTTGGAAGACCCGCAAGCCACTGATTGACAATTGGAGTCACATCCATATCGAGGTCGGCTGATTTGTATCGGAAACTCTGCGTGCAATAGGTTGGAACAAACGATGAGCCAGTAACGGCCCACGGTGTCCCACCATTATAATCACGATAGACCCAGCTTGCGCCAGTATCAGACCCACCATCCGAGGCGTATCCATCCCCCATTACCCAGCTTTCACTGATTGGTGCCACGAAGACCGAGTATTCAATCGGCAACTGGTACTCGTTGCAAATCTTCACTTTCAAATGGAAGGATGCACTAACGATGTCACCCGCTACAATAGAGCGAGAGATAGCCAGCAAATCAAATTGAACAAGCGCACGGTCAACATATGACGCAACCGTGTATTCACGACTACGTTCCTGACGTGTATCCACGCCAGAGGCGGTGCCATAGAGGCAGATAAGCTGTCCATTGATGATACTCCCCGTGAAATCGGGGACGCTAAATGAACTGGTGAAGTATCCCGTAACACTACCCGATAGAGTTGCGCTTGAACTCACATCAGTTCCTATTACAGACCCCGTGAACTGTCCCGTGAAATCCTGCACCCCAACATGGACAAACACCGCACTGACGTAAGTATAGTCTTTGGTTGGGCTTATGTATCCGACAATAGAGTTGTCGGTTCCCACTTGGAGGATTTCGTCAACGCCAAAATTCTTCACGCCCAACCCTACGGGGCGATTGGTGATATACGTGTCTTGAGATGGGAATATGTAGTGATGCATACTTAGAGTACCGAGCCTTTGATGTCACTATCGGGATACCTTACCTCGAAAATCGAGGGGTCCACCGATGGGTAGATAATCCCATTCTTAATCGCTGCCGCAATATCATACTGCACGGGAGAGTAATCTCCATCCAAGGCGGTCTTGTTATAAATATCAACACTCACCACCGATTGCACACCATCAACTTTGGCAATCTCAAGCTGCAATTGGCTTATATTGATTGGCTGTGAAAAGTTCCACTGGTCAATGTTGAAGAAATCCTGCACGGACGAGATACAATTACTCAGTACATCCTTCTTGTTGTGTCCTTTGTACACCGTAATGGTGAAATTCACCCCGACATTGATGACATAGCCGTCAATGATATTGACACCATCCGTAATCATTCGGTACTGCTTAAGATAGGTAATCAGGTTTGAAATGAGGGCGGGGTTTGACTTCATCAACTGCTTCTGAGCGTTGTAGGTCAGAATATAGACGTTGATGGCGAAGGGGTTCGTATTGTCATAGGCAATGCGGCGAAAGTAGTTGTTGTCACTGTTATCAACGACTTGAGCAATGTTATTCTGGTCAACCACCCCGAGCAGGATTTTATTGACCCCGACTTGTAAGCTGGTATCCGCAATGATTTGCGCCTTCGCAATAGCTCCGAACTGAGCAGGCATCGAATAGATGCGAACCAGATAGTCACCCTGAGTAACTGTTCTGTTTTGAGCAGCAAAGTTGGCCATTGCGTTCATTCGGATTTCATCGTCGGTTTCCGCATCCTTACCACCGGTGCATGGGGACGGGTTTGTTACCGCCAAAGAATTTTCTACTGTCTTGAGCAAATTGACTTGTTCGGGCAACAGACCTTCCGATGGATTGTCAAACACGGCTGACACTACGTCACGAATTTCGTCGGCTTGGCAGTTGGATTGTAGTCCTCCACCAATAGTATAGCGAATGGTCAGAGTAGTGTTCTGCGGGGCAATGCCGTAGCTCTCGTTCTTCAAGAAGCTACTTGGGTCCAACGGTACATTGACTTCATTGATATTGCTTAGACCTACACCAAGTAAGTCGGAATCGAACGTCATGAGTTCATCATCAACACCATTGACCCCAGCGCCGAACTGAACTGTAGTTAGGTTGTTTTCGTCAATCGTAGTCACAAACTTGCGGGAGGTCTTGAGATAGTTCAAGATGTACGGCACCGAGTCCTTATACTGGGACAATGACCCTTCGTACTGAGCATCGTTTGGAACGGCAATAGGAACCATGCCTTGGGCGAGGTAATCCACTTCATACCACTTATTGTTGTCTGAATCCACAATGTCAAGGACTTGAAGGACATTCGCCTCACTCAATTGGATTGTGAAATATGGAGATGGGTTCCCCACGACAATATTACGGCTCAATATCTGTCCAGAACTTACTGGCCCCTGCTTGGTCAGCAAGAAGAACTGCGGGGTTCCGTCATCGTTTCTGGCGTAGATTTGTTCAGCCCGTGGTGACACCGAGGAACTGACAGAGAAATCAACCGCTGAGGTCAGAATGTAATAGGCTCCGTTATTGTTGGAAAATTGCGTGTTCTCCTTGACGGTTAGCATGTAATTGGAGTCGGGATAGAATGTTCCCGAACCATTGTCGGCGGCAGGACAAAGCTGTTGTAGATTCACAACGCCCGTTGCTGCGGTGGAAGGTTTGATTTTGTATCCCAAATACCTTGCAAGGCCAATGATGTTCTTACGTTCCGTGGCACTTTGGAGTGTCGTTTCCTTGAAGATGTAGTCCGTATAGTAGCTGAGGACATCACCGACATAAGCGGCTTGCTCGATGAACATCATGCCGGGTGCGGCAGGAGAAAAGTCCTTGTAGGTGTTTGGATAATAGACCTTGGCAAAGTTAATGAGTGCATCACGCAACTGAGCAAAATCTCGGTTGATGTAGCGAATATCCTTGGAATTCGGCTGAAAACTTTTCTGTGTAGTTGAACTCATTATTTGCCTCCCACAACATTAGTCCATTGTTTATTTACAACATCGTATCGCCAAAATCTTTTCGGATTCAGGATTTCTACTATTTTGTTTTGTCTCACTAAATCTCTTTCCTTTTGTCGTAATGAGGTATGATATTTTCCGTCATACTCTATTACTACATTATTCTTCTTGTCGTAACCATCAATATAGCAAAGAAACTCATCTGTGTGGATTTGATAGTTAGGTTCAAACTCAAACCCCATACTATTCCACTTATTCAGTAGTTCTATTTGCCCTCGGTCAAAAGACTTGCCCAACCATCTGGTTTCTGCAAGTGCTTTTATATGACGTTTTCTAACGTCGGGTCTATGTAATGCCATTTTTACCGTATCCGACGTTTTTTTCCTTGACAGCGGGTCGGAATATCTTAGTTTTTGAGAAGCGGAGTTTTTCAAACGGGCGTTCTGCGATTGCTTAGTACCCACTTTTCTTTCGCTCAGTTTTTCCTTGTGCTCATCCGAAAATCGTTTCCCCATTTGACAACAGGACTTACATACCAGATTATTCTTTCTGGCACGATAAAAGTTGCTCGGCAAGGAGTATATTATTTTTCTCCCGCACGATGGGCACTGACGTTGATACTTCATATTATGTCGTCTTCGGCTTCCTTGTCATTATGTTAGCCTCGGGGTGTTTTTCGAACCCCAATCCTCCGTACCACTTTCGCAGTTGGTCTTTGGACATACCTTTCTGACCCCGCTTAACAAAATCTTTCATAGGAACTGGCTCAAGTTTTAAGAGCAACCCCGCTTCATCGGCAACTTGCAAAATACCTTTCAGTGCCTCTCTTGCCTTTCCCTTTCCTCTATGCTCGGGGTCTGTTACAATCGCTTGAATGACATATCCGTTCAGCATTGGTCGGCTCGGGTCTCCTATCCAAACTTGCCCATTGCGATTAAAAATATCTGTGCGGTCAAGCCCAACTTTTACAATATGGTCTTTATCCGTAACTGTAGGATACATACCACCACGCCAACGAAACGAATGCTCCGATTGCGGAACGTGATACTCCAACCCGTATTTAGGAAGGAGTGCGATAAACTTTTCAATCACTTCATCGCCCTCCGTCAGCAATGGTTTCATCTTAATCATCTTATACCTTATTCACGTCGAGCGTCAGTTCTACTGAATCCGACGCATTGATGGAATTTATAACAAAAGTAACGACGATGTATAGTTTATAAATATCACGCAGGTCCACACTTTGGTCATCATTCAAGTACTTTACATCCACCGACTTTACGGTAATCCCGGGAATCCACTGTGTAACGTCCTCTCGAATGATGTTTTCGACCTTTTTGGCGATAAACTCATCATTTTGCTCGAAGACAGCATTCCACAGACGGCTACCAAACGTCGGGTTCATTCGGCGTTCGCCTTGTCTTGTCCGCAAAAGGTTAGTAATGTTCATCCGATAAGCCGTATAGCTATCGGTGGACTGCTCGAAATAGCCCACGTTCCCATCTCTAAGTGGGAACGTGATGCCAATCGGAGTATTTTTGACAAGGGCCATTAGTACCTTTTTCCTTTGGACTGCTCAAGAATCTTCTTCATGCGGTCATAGTTAGTCAGTGCCTCGGTCACTGCTGGCGTGGTTATCCCAGCCCTTGCCACGTCCAAGGCTGACACTCCCTCGGGAATGGCTGCTAGAGGCACATGGTTCTCTGAGATAGGTGCGGGCGGCTGTCCTGATGGCACGGCTGGCATATTTGGCATACCACGAGCAAATGCGGGCATCTCGGCCTCTGGCATCATCTCCCCTGCCCCTACAATAGCGGCTTGGGGAGGCGCTCCGGGGTTATATCCCCCGTGGAATGCAGCCAACCCAGTTGAACGCTCTCGTTGTCGCAAATCGGGCGTAGTTTCATTCAAAATCTGATTCAGAACTGGGTCTTTGGCGTACTGTATCACCTTGCGTGGAGGCGGTGGGGCTATACCCTCTTCCAATTCTGCTCTAGTCACGGGTGGAGACCCCGCAAATAGTTCCTTCAAAGACGCACGAAATTCATGCGGGTCTTTCGGAGTGCTTGGCGCTTCAACTTCCTTTCCTACATATTCCCTTCGGACAGGTTGGATATGTTCCGTAATCATTGACTTTCCGGCCATGTTTTGGAATACCTCCCCAATGAGTTTTGGAAGTTGCTTTTTGATTTCTCGTGTTACGAGAACCTCGATTATCTGTGTGAGTTGTGTGAGTTCTGACTTTTTCATATTCCTATAAATATGTTGTGTGTTTACTTAAACGTAGTTGCAGCAGCTTTCCAGTCATCAACTGTGATGTTTGTAGGAGGATTGTGGTCCTCTTCCAATATCCCTGCGGCAGTCAGAAGTGCTTCACGGTCATTCCATGTAGCGACTTCCGCCGATGATGTAACGGGCGCTTGCCCTGCGGGTGGGGTGAAAATTCCTGTCTGGGTTGCTCGGCGACCACCACAACCAGTTCCTTTGGCCACAGCCGCTTTTTGGTCTGCGGGCAATTGTTGTAGTGCCTGAATCTTTTGCTGGTCATTCTGTGGAGGCGCACTTGGGTCGGAGCCTGCGGGTGTATCACTCGCTGCCCCTCCCGGCCCGAATGCAGCATCAACCGCCCCACCATATTTTGCCTGTGCTTCTGGGGTACTCATACGATAGTTCATTCCTTTGAATGTACCCGGAGTTCCCGTAGTGCTCGGAGACGTTGCCAAAGTTGGTGGTGACTGTGGAATTCCATCTGGCGCATGAACGTCATCTCGACCACCTGTCTTGTTCTTGTTGTCTATGGTTATCTTCACCGGAGGCGTTCCTTCTGTAATAGATGCCCCATCTTGACCGTTGGCAAATCCTCCACCAACCGTAAATACTCGGCGACTCATAAGCGTATGCAAACTGTCTCGCATCATCGTAAGTTTATGAATCTGAACTGGTATTTGAGTCTGGTGTGGCTGTTCTTCCTTCACGTCACACCCAGCGCCATCAGTACATTTCGCATCAGGATGCGTGTGGTGATGCCAATGAGTATGCGTAAGCAACCAGCAGCACAACTCGTACAACCAATTCACCGTGGTCTGCCCAAGAAGTATCGGCTCATTCGTATTGTCATACTCTCCTAGATAAATAGCAGGAGAATTCAGCACAGTCTTGGTATGCGTCGTCAGTACAATCTGCTGGTGAGCATCTACTGTGAATTCATTGTCGGTGCAAATACCATATCGTTTCTTCGAGTAAGACAGAATTTCCTCGTATCGTGCCGACAGCACAAGTCGGTCAGAGTTGATTACAATCTGGTCTCCCTTCATTGGGTTAGGATACTTGAATGTGCTCGGGCCTTTGAACTTGGCTACTTCTTCATCCTTTTCATCATGGAACATCCGCTTATAGCAAGTCGTTACCCACTCACTAATTGTCTGCCCACAGGTAAGATAAACTGACGCCCCATCATGATTGATATTCTCGTCAAGATACCCACCCACATTCTTTTCCTCGATGGTTCCTACCACTGTAGCAGGATTCGGGCTGTGCTTCAATGAAAGCGTTTGCCCGACCTTGAGCAACTGGCGCTGGCGGTTACGAAGAATAAGCATTGGATTGCCGCTATTCGTGTAATCAGGATACTTTGGGTCTCCGACATCGTTCCCACGATTCTTATCGAAAGCCTTCATGATGACTTCCGAGCCGTGGCGGCTCTCTAGCAGTAAGTCACCTTCAAAGCGGTGCAGAGTACGAATCTTGGGGTTGGCATAGTAATACTTGCCCGCATACCCATGATAACCTGAATCTGCTTTCCAACTTGTTTGGGATTCCATCCGTCCAGTAAACGGAGCCTTGCTAAACAATACCGTATTGGACGTTCCTGAACTTGCACCCTCAATAGTGAAGTCAATATTGTTGTTTGGCCAGTTTCGGAAGTTTACCTTTCGGCTGTAAAACATCTGTCCACCTTGCTCATACAAAACGACTGTCTCGTTAATGAGAGGATACTCCGTGAAGTTGTTCTCAAGAGGATACGCCCACTTGAGTTGGTCCTTTTCGGTAATCTTACCCGAGACAAGAGGACGAACCAAGGCACGCCCAATCCAAGTCAAATCGGGGTCTCCGTCCGAAGGCGGGGCATCCGTTAAATCCACCGGCCAACGTTTCGTATCAATTCTTGTCTGCATCGGGTGTGCTCCCGAGTAGATAGGATGCTTCAAATCCAATACAATATCGAGGACAACCCCGAACTCCAATTCGTGAAACTCTCGGTTGCCGCCTTTACCGGCAGTTTGACTTGTTGCGAGACCATAACTATCCAGTGGTCTCGTGTTCTTTGAACTGTCTTTCCAATAGGACATAGATTACTTGATTATGTTGGGAACGGGGATTTCGTCGGTCTCTTTTTTGATGACTTTGAGGGCTTCGACAGCATCCAGATGATTCTGCAACAGTTTTTCCTTCTCGGATTCAGTCAAGCCAGCACCTTCTCCACCCGTGGCTTCGATTTGGGCGGATGCAATGCGTTGGACTACGGCGGCTAGTTTGACGAGTTGCTCGTCATTCTTTACTCCCACTTCAAGGAGTTCCTTAATGCGGGGCATGAACTGCCCAACATCATTCGGCCCCTTGATAAGGGTACGAAGGTCTCCTATGAGCGTATCAAGTTGGTCTTTCTTGCTTTGGGAACGCTCTACAACCTCACGGCATAAGTCCTTAAAGGTCTTGCCGCCATATACTTCAAAATCCATGTCTGCCGTAGAGTTACCCATTCCTTTCTAAAACATTCTTCCATAGTCTGTTGATAGCGTCATATCGCCAGAACTTTTTGGGTTTTAGAATGCCTATGATTTTTTGTTGTCTATCCAAATCTTTTCTCTGTTGATACGCCCTATGATGATATTTGCTATCATATTCCAGTACTACATTGCGCCCTTCATCATAACCATCAACGTAAAATAAATCCGTATCAGTATGGATTTGATAGTTAGGAACAAACTTGAATCCCATAGAATTCCATTTGGATAATACCCCCATTTGACCCCTATCCACGGATTTTCCAAACCATTTGGTTTCTGCCAACGCTTTTACGTGACGCTCCCTCACATCTAGTCTATGCATTGCTATTTTAGTGGCCATCGCCGAAGCCAACCGATGTGCTTCGCTTTTAGGCATCCCCAACTGAGCAACCCGCATTTTATCCCGAGATTCTGGGGTATGTTTTTTGCCAGCTATCCACGGGGATTGTCCTTTATGGGATAGGGACATTTGAGCCTTGGTTTCTTCGGAATGACAATACCCCCGATGGCTTGACGGTTTGCCTCTGTGTGCTAGAGACATCTTCAATCGGGATTCAGGACTCATTTTACTACCCTTCTTCATACGTACATAAATAGCCCTTCCGCCCGAGTTTGAGCGGAAAATGGTCAATTATTTTACCCCGTTTATGACAGAGCGTAGCGGTCTGTATTGACAGTTCCGTGCTCCACGTACGACTTCTGAATGGTGTCATGGTACTGCTTCATCCGATTGATAACCTTGGTAATCTGCTGAGTCTTGCAAGCAGCAATCTCACGGATGTACAGATAGAGCGCCTTCTTGTTGAAAGCGTCTATTCGCTCGGAATTTCGGAAGAGTTCCACGACAGCATTGGCTATGTTCAAGTCACGTTGCTTAGTAAAGATTTTGTTGACGTTCTTCTCCCAGAAGTCAATGATAAGTTTGATGAAGTCAGTCAATTCCTGTTGAGCATAATACTTGTCGTCCGCTTGAAGCTGGACAGTGTTCTCGTCACGCTCTTCACTTATCTCGACATTCTGGTTGAACTTCTTGTAGTTAGTGTTGTTCAACAGGATAAGATAGTGCTTGGCGATAATAGAGAAGTAAGCAAATGCTCGGGTCTTCTTATTGGGGTCAGTCTTACTGCATCGGGTGGGGTCATACTTGTGCATGTTGGCAACAAGGTGGGTAAGACATTCTTTTTGAACGTCCTGTGGGCCAGTCTCGAAGTATGAGAATTTGAACGTGTTGAACACGTTCTCAACTAACTTCTGAAACGGTTGGAGGATTTTGTCACGGAAGATTTGTTCCCGGGTGGGTTGGTCTTCGGTATTGTTGTACAGCACGATAGCGTCCTCAGTTTCCTGAGTGAAGTACATGCGGGAGACATTTGCGGAACGTCGTTTGCGAGGAAGCTTGATGGGCTTTTCAGAGAAGGTTGCCACAGGAACGACAACGGGCTTTCTTGGCCTGCGATGCCTTACCTGCTTGCGGACGACTTTCTTCTGAATCTTGCGGCGATGCTTTACTATTGCTCGGGGACGACGTGTAACCTTTTTGTGTTTTCTCATTGAGTTCGTTGGTTTAGTTTTTCGACGAGTTCCAGCAACTCTTTGAAAACTCCACCAACTTGGTCATCAGATTCAAACGCTCCCTGTTCATTGAGACGAGAAGAGAAGACTACTGACTTGTCAATGTCACGCATACGCTCAAGCGTCTGAATAACATCGGTCTTAAAGTCTAGCACCCACTGCTCGTAAGTATCAATCTTGGCGAGAAGACGCTTGATAATGATGTAAGCTGTAATCAGAAGTCCCAAAGAGATAACTAGGCTTAACGCCAATAGAATTGTGATGATAATCATACTATTCTTCAAGGGGAGGCACGTCTCCATCTAAAAACTCTTTCAGAGTCTCACGAGCCTCTTCTACCTTGTCCCAATCGTTTTCAGCAATTGCGTCGTTTAGAAGTTCCAATGTGTAAGTTATGTCGGATTGGTCCATAGTGTCCTTTTGAGACATTTTCTTGTTACTAACCGACGCATACATATTGTGTTCCATTCTAAAATGTAGATATTTTTACCTTGTGACCGTAAGGATATACTACTACAAACTTTCTGTCAACTTATTATAATTACTGTAGCCAATTCGGGCGAGGCTCCAATTTCCCTCCATCAATTGGAGTTGGATTAGACGGGTCATGCGGCGGATTGGTTACAGATTTTGGTGCAGAATCAACTATCTCCACTTTTTCCATTTTTTCAGAGTTAGTTGGTTCTGGGGGATTAACCAAAGGGGATTTTTCGGGAAATTCCGCTTTGGTTAACTCGTCGGGCTTTTTATAAGTCACGACGTTGTAGGCCAAAATAAGGGCTATGGCAAGCGGGTCGAAAACGAAAATGATAGTGAAGATGAACCACTTGGCAACCTTGTCGAGTGTCGTGCCAAACTGGTCAGCTACGAATTGGAACGTGCGGATGTCCTTCTTGCTGGCCGATGAGAATCGCATCTCATTCACCTGTTGGTCAATCTTGGCAATGTCATCGGTGGTCTTCTGAATGGAAACCTGCTCTGTTCCAATGTTGGCGTCAGCGGTCTTAATCATCTCAGCAGTTTGGTCCTGTAACTGCTTGAACTGCACAGGACTACGGGTCAAGAAAGCATTCGTAAGTGACTCATTCATACGGCTTTCCTGCAACGCCCGCATCTTGTTCAAGGTGTCAATACGAGACTTGGCTTGGGAGATTTTGTCAGTCAAATACACCTTCTGCCCTTCAATCATAGTAATCTTCTCCTGCCCAGCCTTGAACTCAATCGAGGACTTCTGGTAAGCGGCACTCAGATACCCGAAAATACCCATAGAAGTGACGAGCATGAGCACAAGGGTAGCTATGCTGAGGTAATATTTGAGGAAGCGTTGCGTCTTCTTCCAGTAACGGTAGAGAAACGTTACGGCAACGAGTTTGCCAATCTCAAGTGTTGATGCCATAAAGGCCGTCAGGATGAACGCACCCGCAAAGAGGGTGGCGATACCATACACCGAGAAAAACGCTGCTACAAGGGCAATGGCGATTGCTGTAAGCCCAAGCAGATTGTCGAACCGAATGAATCGGTCAAGTATCTTGTCTTTCATGTGTTATAAATATCCTCTGTACAAAGCAAAACCCCGAAAACTCGGGGTCTCGCATGTGAATACGTATGTGCTTACGGATGGTTGATGGTTTGACCGGGGCAACTCATTGTGAAGCTGCACGGGTCTTCCAGTGGGTTCATAACCCGTACCGTTATCGTAGTCGGATTTCCATCTGGTTTGTACCAGTAGATACTTCCCGACCCTTCGGGATAAACCGCAGTTGGAACCCCAGATACTTCACCCGGAATATATGTGCTTGGTATCGTGTTCGGCCAACCGTAAGTGGCTCCGGGGATAGCGTGCGGAGCTAGGGACTGACTAAGTTCGAGAAGTTCTGCTGCTTCATAGGTCAAATACCTGCTTCCGAGAATGGTATGTGAGAATCCTTTCCAATCAGTATCTTGAACCACCGCACCATTGTAAATGAGTTGCCATCTGCATGGGTCTCCCCTATCTGCAACATGGTCAGCGTTAGCATTGTAATTGAGCGTGATTTGTCCTGCGTTCGAGCCAACGGTATAGGTATAATCATACCACATTGGATGAGTAGCGGGAATGTGGTCGGGGTCAATGTTTCCACCAACCTTCAATATGAATGGCCCAGCCCCGCAAGGCGTTACCACAGGAGGAACGTACGTGTCTGGTGGGAATTTGTCAATCAGGATACCGCCCGAGAAGTACAAATTGACGTTTGTATTTGCGAGAACTGTCGTAGTCATGCCTGCTGCATTATCACAATAGTATCTCGTGTTGGTCTGAATTCCACCGCTGACGTTCAACGAATATGGATGTGCTATTGCCATACCCGATTGCGTGACTTCTGTTCCGCTCGGGTCAACAATCATCCGACGACCACTGAAATTGTAGGTCATGTCTGAGTTGTATGGATTTCCATTCGAATAGAATCCCGGGCGTGGTGGAAATTGCAATACGACAGATTGAGAAAGAGGCGGCGGGTCAAGGACAGGTTGATTCATGAATCGTACTCCTCCGAACGACTCACACATAACCCACGCCATATGGTCGGATGAATTATAGGTATCCAACAAGAGGTCTATCGTCTGGAATGGGTCTCCATTAGTAGGACTACCGTAATGTCCGCTGTTGTCAGTGATACGAATAGCTTTGACTAATCCCGCACCTTCGGCGTGATGAACGACTGCCTGAATATCTCCCGACCAGTAATAGTTTTGAAGGCTTAAGTCAATGCTTTGATACTGTTTAGAACCCCCGAAGAGAACTGTGCTGGTTACGATAACTCGGATTCGTCCAAACATTCCCGTATGCATCCATGAACCCGGACCTTCAAATGGCATAACATTGTCAGCAAGATGCCCGCTGTTTGGCCATTCTGGGTCAGTGTTAGTAACCGCAATACGCAACCATTTGTTGTTGAACATCTGGTCAAAGCTTTTATCCAAATTCACATATCCACCACTGACGAAACTTCCTGTCCATATGGTTGTATGAGCACCCCAATGGCTACTGGTAGAATATGACCATCCCTTCTTATCCGTTCCTACAAACACGCCAGAGATAATTGGCCACGGACTGAAAAGCCCTCCGATATATCCGAGCGAATCTCCATTCGTGTCATTTGGCATATTCATCATAAGAGGATTCCACCATCCCGATTGTGAGAACCACGGATATGCATTTGAAGCTGTGTAATATGGGTTTCCCCTGAACGTCATGTCGGGGTCAACAATAATTGGGCCTTGTCCATCCCATCCGCTCTGGCTAAAGAATAGAGTACTGCGTACTTCCAATGCCCCGTTGGTTCCCGGGACATTCGGAGTGTTCCAGAATGGGAAAAAGAATTGGTATCCATGAATATCTGTATCAATCGAACGAGTCGAGTACCAAGATTGAAGCGAGCGAGATGCCCATGAGCAGGATACTTGGAATTGCTGAGGCGGATAGTAATTCGCTATGTCAGCCACAAGAGCGTGAGATGCTGAAATGGCATGTGAAGACGAAAGTGCGTAAGAGGCAGAGTCGGCATAGTTGGCATGTGACGCAGAGACAGCCGCAAACGCATACGAAGACGTGTCCGCATAAATAGAATGCGTCATCATCGAGCCGATGTCTTGAATCGTGGCCCGATACGTGGTCATTGACGAGCTATCCACCAACGGGAAGAAATCTTCGGTCTTCCCCGTCGCAGCGGTGTATTTGTCTAACTCACTGATTTTGATATTGTACTCGGGCATATGTCAGTCCTTAAGATACGATTGTCCATCCCAACCCTCGGAGAGTGGTGATGTTCGGAATAATGTTGAATGCAGATTCACTGGCGGGAGTGTTGAGGAATGAGAATCTACCATTGCTCAATCCATTGGCAACAAGTCCTGCTGCAATGTTTCCAACTGTACCCGGAGCCAGCGAGCTACTTGCCACATTCACAAACAATAGCGGGGCGGGCATTGAGAATGGAATGTTGTTCAGCGGCGAATTGCTGACATCCAAATACTTCAATGATGCCGGGAACAATGGCGACAGCCAAGAACTCAATAATGGGCATCGAGCAAACGACATTGAAATGAGGCTGTTAGGGACAAAGAATGGGGTGTAAGTAATCCCCGTTCCATCTGCTTTGAGAACCGACATGCTTTCGGGCATGTTGACTGGCAACGAGACGTAGAAGTTATTGGATACGTCAAGATAACTCATTGACGACGGCAGCAACAAATTAGCTACAATCGTGTTGTTCGGGACGTTTAAGTATGCGATACTTGAACTTGGCAGCGTAGGAGGAAGTTCTGTCAATCCGCAGTTGGCCGCAGATGCCGAGATACATCCACTCGGAAGACCGCCAAGGTAGGTCAGTCCAGCGTTATTATCCACTGTGAGTTTATGCAATCCCATCAGTGTCCAAGTGTAGTTCATGATATTGACTGTGCTTGGAGGAATAAGTAACTCCGTGACATCAATTGAGCCTGAGAAGGTTACTTGGGACGCCGAGCCTTGATATGCTACGCCGGGGTGCAGACTCGAAGAGTAAAGCAGCATGGCGTTCTCGGCATATGTGTAGAACTTCATTGGTACGGCAGTGGCTACAGAAAGCTGGTCGCTTTCGCTTGTAATCTTGAATCGCATCCTTCGGGTTCCCTCAAGATAAACACCATCTGACGCTGTTACATAGACTTCGTATTGGCCGTTTAGTTCTGCGTCTCCACGAAGAGTGAAAGGATACCTTAGTGTGCCCGACATTGCGGTTGGACCGCCAATCCATGCGTACACGGGTGAGGCGTCCAGAGATTGTGAGTTTCCGTATTGTCTGTTCACGACAATCAGAGAAATGTCTCCATCGGTTGCGGATACGGATGATGTGAAAGGAACGACAACAGTTCCATATGCTTCAACAGTGGTCGTCTTCAATCCTCCGAACGTCGGATAAACATTCAATTGGTCAACTTGGGAGGAAGAGATAGACTGAGTATTGGACATGAAAATGCCATAGTCAACCATCGCATTGGCAACGTTGGCCGCAGCCAAAGCATAGGATGCTGTGCCATTAGGGGTTCCATTGAATGCCAAGAATGAGGCTGTCCAAGTAAGGGATGATGTGTCGGCCAGTGAAGCGGTCAAGGCTCTTGATGCTGTAATGGCGTTCCAAGCCCAAGATGCCGAGGCGGCATATGAAGTTGAAACTTGCGTGCTCAGAACGTATGAAGCAGTCAGAGCATACGAAGCTGTGCCGTTTGGCATCCCGGGGGTCAAGAGCAAATACGAAGCAGTTTGAGCGTAATCGGCAAACGCAGATGAATACACTAATTCAACTGAGGACGTGAGGGCGTAGGATGCTGTAATGCAGTAAGAACTACTGTAAGAGTAGGAAGCAGACAATGCGGCTAAAGCGTAGGAAGCCGTGGAGATGTTGTATGCCCAACTACTGGTCTTTGCATAGGAAGCTGAGATAAACGGAGCGTACGACGCCGTGGCGGCGTTCATGGCATAGCTGGCGGTGCCGAGAAGAGACCCCGTGAGGCGTCCATCCAGCAGCAAAAAGTTGCTGAGGTCGCTTAGTTGTAACTTCTTCGACTCATGCGCCGAGATGTCGGACAAAAGCAATAGGTCTGCAAAGTCCAACTGGGGCGCAGTGATGGAGGCCAGTTCTGATACACGCTTGTTTGCCATAATACACTATACATAGCGATTACAGAGCTTTTTTTATCTTCTTGATAATGAATTGGACAAGGCCGCTTCGGACAATATCGTCCTCAGTGAAGCGGAAAACATGGATTCCATTCGCCCGACTCTCATCGTCGTCGAAGTGACCAATCATTTTTATAAAGCCACTTCTGCCGTTGATGTCGCTTTGCTCTGGGTCGCCCAATATAAATACTTTCGAAAACTCCCCGGTGCGTGTAATAAGTGTGAAAAGTTCCTTGAAGGACATGTTCTGGGCTTCGTCGGCAATAATAGCCTTCGCATTCCAGTTCAAACCCCTCAAAAAGCCCACGGGGATGCCTGTGACACGCTCTTCCTTGAGCAGGATGTCAATGTCACCCTTCGGGAGCAGTTCGGTTAGCTTATCGAGTAATGGCTGAATGTATGGGGACATTTTCTCGTCAGCTTCGCCGGGGAGGAACCCAAGCTTGGCGTCGGAGCATTCTACTGCACTGCGGATATACACGAGGTCACTCACACGTTTCTCGTTAATCATGGTGAGAGCATGATAGACTGCGAGGAACGTTTTGCTGGTGCCAGCAGGCCCAGAGACAAAAATGACTTTGGCAGTTTTGTCGGCAGCGAGGGCGAGGAATTGTTTTTGTTTGTCGGTCAGTTCCCTTTGATATATTTTCAGGACTGACTTGAGTTTTGAACGTTGAGGGATGATAGGGCTGGTGTCGGGGTTAACTATTGGTTGGTCCGTTGGAGTCAGGTTTTTCTTTTTCATGCGTCTTAAGTGTTTCGCATAACTTTTCTACTCTGGGGCACAGTTCGTACATCTCATTTTCCATGTAGTACTGACGTATGTGCGAGAGATTTGGCATGAACTCCCGGTCGTTTATAGTCACAACGAAGGGCGAGTCCTTAAATTGAAATACCTCCACTATGGGAAGCTTATTATCAACGGCAAACTTTATCGAAGAGACAACGTGTTCCATCATGTCCACTTTGAACTTGGTGACGAACTTCCGCATCTCTTCATTGGGAGAGGGTAAGATGTATAACTCGTTTTCCTTCATTGCTGTGGTCTTGCGATTCTTTTTGACCATACCAATAAATATGAGATACGTACTACCAAAGGTACATAAAAAAAGCCGCCCGAAGGCGGCTGACGCAAATGAATGTGGTGCTATTTCATCCCCTGTCACCAAACACTCGATGTTTCTTGGAATCGTATTGAACTGCCTCCACCTTTTCTCCATAGGAGCGGTTCTTGGATACGCCCGACCAGAATTTGATTTCGGCCAAGCAGAGCGGGTCTGTAGGTGAATCGTATTCCCGGTCGGAAACTCTGTGCCCATCCCGCACGACAACGTACTTGACAGGTCTCGCCTCGGGTTTACCCGTGGTTTCCGTTTTAGGAGTCAGCATACCGAAGTGGGCACCATGTACTGGGGGTTTCATTTTTTCTTAGGAGGTTTCGAGTGTTTCAGAATGAACTTGGCAAGCCGCAGAGCATCTTCCTTACTCAAAATGGTGTGGTCTGCCCACGGCATACCAGTCTTCATTACTTCTGCACACCATCGAATTCTTTCCTTCTTGGACATCGGACGAGTGCCGGGATGGGATTGCCACAGAGCGACGTTAAACTGCCATCGCTCGTTGTCATCATAGAAGTCATCGTAGTTGACCTCAATGACGGAGCAACCCCCGCACTGACACTTGAAGAAAATGGAGTCGGCCTTGTTCATGCGGACGCCTTCTTAAGCTTTTCCATGTTGTCTTGGAAATGCAAGAGGTTATAGCCCCATGCAATCAGAAGCGCAACAAGGTGAATGTAGAACCACGGACCCATGCCCAAGTTCTGATAGATGTACACCAGCACAAGCACCCTCGGGATGAAGATGGCGCAAATGGCATCAGCAAGGAATGGAGTGGTGTTGAAAGGAAGATTGCCCGTGACCCACCAAAAGAAAAGGACAAAGCGGGGGACGAACAACGTGAGAAGTAAGAACCAGATACCGATTTCGTTTTGCATATGTGTGTTAAAGTTTTACGTTACGCACACAGATTACCACATGTCGGAAAAGTTGTCAAGGGGATTTTTTAAGAAATTGGCGGAAGGCTGAGGTCACGCTCCCCACACCCGTCTTAGGGGTGCATACTGATTTCGAGTCAGTTCCGAGTCTCACCCGGTTAACCTTCCGTTTTAGTAATCTTGTATCCACGGAACTCTAGTACTTCTTTACATAACTGAACAAACTCTTCCACCGACATATCATTTTTGGCAACATTTGCTTGCTTACACGCCAACCCCATATTATCCATACTGTTTGTTCCGCCTTTGCTTGAGGGAATAATATGGTCACATTGGTATGTTTTGGGCAGAGTCAAATCAATTTTCCGTCCCGTCAGATAGCAAATTGGATTGTCGGTAAGTTTTTGTAAAAAATCTTTCGACGAAAATAACGACTCTGCTCTTTTTCTACCATAGTTGCCCTTACATTTCTTTTTTCCTATGGAGCAAAAGTTATCCTTTTTCCGTTTCAATATTCCAAGAAGAGTACTTCGATTAGAACGGTTTCGGCACAGAGTTTTTTCTTTTTGTCCCTCCCCACAGTGATATGAAATTGTACCTCGTGAGCATTTAAGTTCAGCCTGAATGGCACGGTATGATTTTCCTTCATCTCGTAGTTGTATGATTTTATCCCTCATACAAATACATATCAGTGGTTCGAACCAAAATAGAATAAATTTTTCGAACCAACAAATCTGGCGGAAGGTTGGTATCCCGCCTACCATCGTTTTCACGACCAACCGCTTTCCAAGCGGTGATGGAACCTCGTCCACTTAACCTTCCAGTCTTGACGTAG